ACGACTTCGCTCTAAACCTAAATCCTTGCATTAACTCCCATGTAGAACCCTCTGAAATTGTCAGCTCTACGCGATGATATCTATCGTCAGCACGAAATGGTATCTCATTTGTTTTAGTATTGATGCTACCTAAACTGGTATTTGTTAAAGCGCCGAATTGATTAACTCTGTGCTGTACCCTTGCCTGCACGGCTGTACTATCTGTAACTGGCAATACTGAGGATATATATGTACGACCACCGGGATTAAGCATGGCCTCGGCACTTTGTAGTGTTGCTTTTTTATTCGTGCCGTCAAAGAAACCAAGCTTATGATCTGTGGAGAACCCCCCTAATGTTGGATTACCTCCAGCCCATACACGAGAATCAAGGGAGAATGCTAATGCATCTAAGTTTGTTGATTCAGCATCTAGCGCATCCAGTGTAATACCGGGTGTACGCATAGTTTCGATAAGGTCAAGATTTTCTTGTGCTTGTGACCACCTGTCTTCTGCCCAGTGATAAAATATTAAATTAACGCTGAATTCATTATTATCAGCAACAGGAGAAGACCAGGCTATATATTTATTGACGGGATCAATCGCGCCTTTGACCAGATGTAATTGTGTATTATCTAATCGGTCAAGAAAGAACCTGTCAACCTTGTTGTCACCGATGGGAACGGAGCGCGTACCATCAAAGGCAAAGAAACCATTGGGAGTAAGATAATATACTATTATACCATCACTAACCACGCTATTGACAGCATTAGTTCCTCTGTTCGTTTCAGCTTTAGTGAACTGAAATATAGCAGGAGAGCCCACAAATTCCATGCGCACTAAGGTATTCTCACGTACAATAACGCCATAATTCTGTGTAGCTATAACGCGCTGGTTAAAACCACCGTCATCTTCTAAGTCCTGAAAGTCTGACAATGTCACTGCGCTAGTAGAAAAATCCGTTGGATTGTCCAGCGCACTCCATTGTACACGATTCGGCCTAATAGTGCCGTCATCCGTATGCACGCCAACCAGAAAGTTATTAATAACCGCTATGTCTTTCGCCTTTGGAGCGGATGTGGATAAGTTAGTGAAATCGGTTGAAGTGCCAGCTACAAAGCTCTGCATATCATCAGCAAGGTTAGCTGCTATGATACGCTGGCCAAATGCGGCAAATCGCCATTGACCATCCGACGCCGTATTGTATGTATTAGTTTCAGTAGATGTTTTGCTAACCTGTACCCATGATGAACCGCTTTGTCGGAATAATTCGTTTTGATTGCCAGCAAAATTAAAGACCGTTCCCTCGTCATCGACAAAAGAATGTGCGCCAAAAATACGCGTGGCCGTAGAAACTGCGTTCGAGGACGCGGAGAAATTCTTAAATGGCTTGTAGTTTTCTCCCTCAACCAACACGTTTAGAACATTATTAGAACCGGGGTTGTTATTCTCAGGTCTGTCAGGTAGCCATTCGCCTATCTTTATTAAATCTGTTAATGGTATTTTCGACATTACACAACTCCTGACGTAGTTATTACTCTAGTGCCCTGACCTCCCATTTTCTTGGATTCGTTATCAACGGCCATATCGACCAGGAGCCTGTCATATTCGGATTGAATTTCTTTCCGTGCTTCAGTATCCTTAATAAATAGCCTTGCATGTTTTAAGCTGCCAAATAGATATGCACCGGGTTGGTCATCAAGTAGCCAGTTTGTAGCAATCGAGGTACTAAGTGCCGGGAGAGAAGCGTAATAATCTAAATCAAATACATATGCAGAATCAGGATTGGGACCAAACACCAAGCGCAAAGGAGCGTTTGATGATGATGGCGACGCCAGTGCAACAGCACTTGGCCTACGTGCCTGATTTGCTGCCCCTGCCTTGGTAATTTTTAATACCTTCTCAGTTACAAATTCTATATCCCTTGGATCACCTTGGAACGAAATATTAACCATCTTCCTAAAGTCAGCAGGCAGATTAACAAAGCTACTTGTTGAGCTGGTGGTGACGGTGGTAGTTAACCTCATCTCTTGTACTTTCAAGCGACGATTAAACTCCGCTTCAAACAAATCAATGAAGTCATCTATTTCCGTGGTTAAGTCGGTACGCGCCATCCAATTAGCAATCGTAGCCTTTAAGTTTGTATAAGTATCTAAAGCCATTACAGCCTCGTGTTAATGAATTGATTGTTTTTCTCGAACCCACCCGGCTTACGCCCCCAGCGCAGGTCACAACTAATAAATACATTGCCCGTGCACTCCAAAGCTTCACTAAAATCACAGCCCTGCATGATTACATTCTTAAAAGTCGAATCTTTTATTATGCAATCTTTGAAGGATATAGTCCGAACATCTGTATTTTCAATGGTAACACCGTCAAAACAAGTGGCGTCCAAGCTGCCCTTTTCAAGAGTGAGTCTGAGACGATTGGCATTTTTTATATTATACCGCTCAGGTGGTGCTACTTTCTCAGGCTCCGGTTTCTTATTTGGTATTCCTCTAGGCATTACCACCCCTTTAAATTAGTTGTTTTCAAATGTGGATAATTAAGTTCAATTTCTAGTAAAAAGTCTTTCCAATGATTTCTATTATTTATATCTATCCCTTTCTCATTCTTTATTTTTTCCACAATAACAGTGGGTATCGATGCAAACTGTTTAAACTCTCCAGATTGTTCGTTTTGGTTTTCGGCCTTACGCTGTCTGTCACAAAATTCCAGCGTAGGGGTGCAATCCTGTGTGGCTTTAGCAATTACAGTTCCATCATCTTGAAAGACATACCTACGCTGCATGTTATCAAAAGTGTCGACCGTAATTGTCATTGAGTAACCTCCGTTAAATTGGTAAAGCCGCTTGCGCCCTCCGCTACGACAGAAAAGAAACGATCTTGCGTATTAAAAACCTCCACTACACCGGCCGGATGAAATGTTGATGTTGTTTGCCCTGCGCTGGATTGAGCCGTCACAGTAGAGCTGCCGTGATTCATCCACATATCTACATTAGAGACAATACGGTACGACTCTATATCCTCGCGCGTTTGCGCGGACAATACGGCTCCCGTTGATGTGGCGGCAATCCTTTGTGTTGCAGGATAAGCATAACTTGTTTGATGAAATTTCATTCCCATGGTCTTAACCCCAATTGGTTTTATAATATTGGTGTAAATCTAATGCGCCTTGGTATTGTGCTTTCTTGGTTTTTAGGCCAATAATTTGATCATTTAATTGCAACGCCTCCTTTTTCATGGAATCGTCCTTAGCAACTTTATAACCGTTAATTGTCTCCCTGACATTCTTGCCTTTTACTTTATCCTCAAGAAATGTCATAAATTCATTTTGAGCCTGAATATATCCATTTACAAAATTGATATTTCCCGTTTTAATTTCCAGATCATTACACGCTTCATTATAGAATGACCTTAATTCCCTTTCCTTATCCGGCAGCTTGGCTATAAAATCCGGCACTGGCTCTACGCCATATAAATGCGACGTTTTCAATAACTCCGACGCCTCGGGCATTGTGACCTTTATTCCCAATCCTCTGGCCATACCCAAGAAGTATTCACAACATGGCCTCTGGTGTGCATACTCGGTATCTTGTGCCATATTAACACCCCAGATACCTATTTCTTCCGGTTCTTGCTCTATAGCCAATGCAATTAACCATGCAACCGTATTGCTAAAGTATCTACCATTTTTTTCCACCAACGCTTGATATGGGAATACCCTGGCATCAGGATAATCCTCATATTTCTGGTTCAGCGTTAATTTATTCCCGGCCGCCTTTAAAAAATCAAAGTAAGCTGGCTGGTGGTGTTTCTTAAGCACCTCCATGTTGTGCATATCAAACCACTTGTCCCATCTTGGCATGGCTGTATAAGCACCGTTTAATCCCCACATTTCCCAACTTTCGTCTTTATATGGAGCGTCTTGCAGGGACGATGTCGTCCCTACGATAGCGATTTTTGACATCTAGCCTCCTCAATGTCAGGTTAATTAACTCGATGCAACAACAACGCTACCAGTATTGGAAGTTACCAACCACTTAGTGGCAGAAATCCCCTTCAAGGTTACAGAGTCGTTGATCGCATTGAATTGCAGTTTACGAGTAGTTCCACTACCGCCAACGGATATACCGTTGACAGTTGAACCAAATACCACCGTATTGATTGTGGTTGTGCCAGCTGTCATAGTGATTGTTTTCTCGCAGCCCGGCACAGGCGCATCGATTATAAAGCTCTTAGCAGCAGTTGAATTCAAGTCCGTAAGCCCAAAGTGCTTTACATTAACAGCCGTTGACGCAGTCTCAGTATATGTAAGATTTTGTACAAAATCACCGTCCTGATTTGCCCAGCCCTGACCGAACTCTGCATCCTGTTTGATGCTAATATTATTAGTGTTTGTAGTATTCGCCATTATATTAATCCTTCATTTATCTAACCAAATAAGGGAGGAGGTTTAACGCCCCCCCCCCAACCAAAGGAGACTTGGTTAACTTGTTGATATGTCAGCGATAACACCAGAAGCAGCTTGGTTGCGTGATTCTAGTGTCCACTCAGTGATTATCAAACGTTTGTCAGAGTCACCGGTTTTAGACAACTCCTCATCCGCAAATGGACGCAAGAAACCCAACGCCCACTTATCAGTTTCCAGAATGTGCAAAGTACGTTCACGCTGGAACCTGTTTGGTACAATTTTCATTGTGCCAAAGTCAGATACATAAATGTCAATATTGGTGACAAGTTTCTGATCTTCACCATCTAGCATACGTGAGTTGTTACCTGAGAAACCGGAGATACGTTGCTTATTAACACCACCGGCCATAAGCATATTCGGGTCACCGCCCTGTACGAATATGTCTTGCAACACACCCTTAAGGAGGTTTTCAGTTAATGTACGTTGATTTCCATCCGTTGCAGCAGCTGACGTTGAGCCATTTGCACCAGACGTTCCACGGGAGGTATTGGTTGTATACCATGCCTCAAGAGTACGTGCCCTTGATGCTAGGGTTGAGTTACCAGTAACGGCAGCATTGTTACCAGTGGCAGCGGACTCTATATCACGCTTAAGTGCAGCACCTTTCAATGCAACCTGATAGCCCAGCTCATCACCACGTCCCGCAGGATCAGACGCTCTTTGAGTTCCGGCGATTGTTACCACCTTATCAGATATCTGGGTTCTGTTGGTTAAACGTGATGTCGCAGTAATTGCACCACCAGTTTTATCATCACCCTGAATCTGAGCGTTGGTTGAACTTGCCGTATCCAAGGTATCAGTTTGCCATTCATGCAAGATATTAGAAACTGGAGTAGTTCCTATACCACTTACAAATGGTGTCGCCGTTGGAGCAATGTTATAAATAATATTGGTTAAATCTTCTCTGTTACCGGTCGCGTCAAACGCATCGAACGTATTGGTTGGCTGTGCCATTTTACTTACCTCTGTTTATTCGCGTACATTGAAGCAAGTAACTTCCCTGCATCACGAGTTGATTGTGATTTACTAAATGTGTCCCGACGGGATTTAACCGACTGGTTCTGTTTTGCAGATCTAGGGGTAGTGGAACTGGCTTTCTTGGTAACTTTAGGACTTTTCGACTTAGGTTTTGGCTTTATGCCTTTCTTAGTCATTTCGTCCCATTTACGCGCCTTGTCCAGAACTTCCAGTGCTCTGGCATCAACTGCGTATTTAAGGTCTTCGTCGCTATAGCCTTTGGACTTGGCATATTTGATAAGATTCTTTCCGTAATCCTCATTCTTTAATTCAGGTACGTTAGTTAAAAGAATCTCTTTCTGCTTAGCAGCATATGCGTCCCATTGCTTTTGCTTTTCTGCCTGTTGCTCCTTTTGAACCTTGACTCTTTCAGCTTTTAAATTGCTTACTAAAGTCTTGCGTTGATCTTCTTGCTGTTTAACGCGGAGATACCCCTCAGTATCGCCATCATCCAGCATTTTCTTCAACTCTTCATCAGAAACGGCAGGCTTACCAATAAACTGTTCCAGCAACTCGGTTGTCTCAATGAGGCCTTGTCGCTTTTTATCTAAATCTGCTGTCTTTTCGTCTACGATGGCTTTAGCCTGCTTTTCAGCTTGGACTTTTACATCGTCAGACATTTTAGACATTTTTTGCGAATAGTCGTAACCCTTTTGGGCTAGGTCTTTCGCTTCTGTTTTTGTGACGTTTAAGGTGTCGCCTTTCCAAACAATATCCAGAAAGCCTTCCTCTTGATCTTCTGATTCCTCGCCTTCTTCGGATTCCTCCTCGGCTTCTTCAGTTTCTTCGACCTGTTCGGTCTCTTCGTCCGATTCTGCTAAGTCCGCTTCCGGTTGCTCAACTTCCTCTTCCTCTTTGGCATCCGCTGGGGGTTGTGCCATTAATTTTGTGTATGCTTGTCCTGCCTCTCGGACAGATTGTGCATCTTCCCTCATAGTCTAACTCCTTTTTATGTCTCTTACAACATTTTTTTGATTTAGTTTTGCTTCGTCGGCATACATAACTATATGCATTTTAACTTGTTTTACGATTCGGTGCGCCCAATAGAACTTTTCCCGCAGCTCTACATCTTTGTCATTTGTGGTTTGCCATGCCTCATAATATTTATGTGCAATCTCCTCCAACGCCGTCTTAAACGCCGGATTGTCCAGCAGTTCCTGAGCTGGCTGGGATAGCACCACCCGCTCCTGCCTGGTTAGTTTGAACATTAGCCGTCTCCTTTAATATATTAAACATTCTGTCTTCTTCTTTGCCTTGCATTTCTGCGGCTTTGAATAAAGCATCTATTTGACTTTGTTTCGCTGTTCCCTGAGCTTGCAATATAACTTTAGCTTTATCAATAGCTGTCTGTTCCGCTTCATTACTGGCTTTTGATCTTTGAGTTTCTACATCTAAATTGAACCTTGCCGCCTTCTCTATGGTGTTGGCTGTGATCTCCGCTTCTGCTATATCTAACGCCTCACTGGCCGTATCTTCTGGTGCTGGAGGTGGTTGGAACTCGGCAGGGTTGGCAAAGTACCTATCTCTTGTATCCAGATTAGTAAGCTCCAGTAAATCTTGTATTGCGTTATGTACATTCTGTGGGGTCATAAGTGGACCCACACCACCGCCTTGTGCAGCGAAGACATCCTTCTGCATATTTAGAACACGCTCCAAAGCAAGTATTTTTTCTTTTCGTTCTGAATGTCCGATACCAACTCTGACTTCCATGTCTCTTCGTGTTTTCCAATCAGTAGGATTGACCTCAACAAACTCCCCGCCCAGGTCAGCAATCTTTTTGTTATCTTCATTTTTCAGCACCAGTTCGTGTATGTATAGCATCAGCGGCTTAAACCCTACCTCTGCAAAAATACGTGCTATCATCTTGATACGACCCTGCGCCGCATTCATTATCATGGAGCCGATCATATTGGTGGAATCTGCCAGTGCCTCGGGATTTAGACCCTGAGTAGTTGAACTCACGCCGGTACGCTTCTCATTCATTTGTTCGATCAGTTCCATCATTGGCATGGAGTGTTGACCAACAAAAGGAATAGTTAAAGCCTCCACAGCTCCGGGCGTGTCAATACGTACAATGCCGCCAACCTGACTTGTCAATAAATCATCTATTTCAACATGCCCCCTAAGGACGGTATGCCTTGGATTATTTGACAGATATAAGCTATCCAATGTTTGACGCATGATAGTAGAAGATAGCAATTGAAGGTCTGCTATCATATCAGCGATAGACGTACCAAATACCTTATGAGTATTAATAACTGGTGTTATCATAAAATAAGGTATTGAATCCACTTCTTCATTTGATAATATAATGCTATCGGCCGCTAGTTTAACCAGTCGTAATTCAGATACACCCTCTCCATCCATGTCAACTTTGATATAAACGTCTGATATCTTGATTGTACGGTTACTTTCTTGATTTGGTGCTACAGTGTTACGAAGTAGACCGCCCTCTTTCCTGTATCTTTCTGTTTGTTCTGAGTCTCTAAACTCAATATCACCTGTAGGGATTGTATCAATCAGATCTTGGTCAAAACCCTCAACTAGTAAATCGCTTTCTGTTACATTTGGTATATCCTCACGGCAAAAAGGCACAGTTTGCAAATCAAGTGTAGGCCAGGTAGGATCTAAGTAGAAATTCTCAGGGGCAACAGGATTGATTTGTACCTGTGATAGATTGAGTTTGCGGTCTGCTTTAACATCGAATGTGATATCCAACAGATTACCAGTTTCGTCTAAGAGGGGTGTCTTGCCGGATTCTACTTTAGCATTTAAAGCTTCAATCGTCTTGAATGTGGCGATAGATTTATCATCCACTTTCATCACTATGGAAGTAATCTCTAATTCTTCATCCTCGGCTATTTGTAGTAATTCAATTAGACTCTGCTTCTGATACTCTTCTTTTGTCTCTTGGATGTTCTCATCCCAGAAAGCCTTGACTATGCCATTCTTCTGCATTAAGGCATCTTTGAACCATGTTTAGGTGTTCAAAAAGCCATTGTTCTGACGATTATAAACATATCTAATATACTCAGACTCTTGTTTAGTTCCTTGTATGTCTTTGTCATTCTCGGGTCTGAATATAACAGGATTATCACCGGAGATAAACATCTCTACTAATTGTGGTAACATCCACTCAATAGTATCGCGTACCTCTGACGTTACGAACTGTGAAAAGCCCTCTCTTTCGTTACCATATAATTCTTGATTGTAGAGATCTAATGAATTCTCTCTTTCCGTTCTGATTTGCTGCATCATCGTACGGGCATTTTCCGTACTGGACTCAATAATGCTAACTAAGGTGTCATCGTCCATCTGAGGCATAGCTTTTCCGATTATAAATCATAGCAATGGCCTCAGGATTGCTTTGATGTTTTTATAATTTTAAAAGTATGCCATATATGTTATTGTTTTGCAATAATTAAATTTAGGAGACCTATGCTCGATCATCTGAGGAGACTAAAAAAGGACTTCCCTTACTTTTGCAGGACGTGCTTAAAAATCAACACCAAGGAGGATGGAATACAGCCCCTCATCCTTAATCGTGCACAAGAATATTTCTACGAAAGTGTCAAGGGGCAGTTAAAAGACATGGGGATGGTTAGAATGGTTGTTGTAAAAGGAAGGCAACAGGGTCTTTCGACCATCATTCAGGCTTTATACTTTTGGCAAACAATCTTCCGTGTTGGGGTGAACACGTTCATCCTCACACATGAGAAAAAGGCAACTACCAATTTGTTTGGTATGACGAAACGCTTTTATGATTACTATCCGTTGAGGGACTTCCTGCAAACTAAAGAGGACAGTTCGACATCATTGTTTTTTGAAGGAAGAGAGTCCGGTTACAGCATAGGAACAGCTGGTAATAAAGCAACAGGCCGCTCACTAATGTTGCAATTATTTCACGGTTCAGAGGTGGCCTATTGGCCTCACGCTGACGAACACGCAGCTGGTATATTACAATCAGTACCATTCGCGGATAATACTTATGTAATATTTGAAAGCACAGCTAACGGTATTGGTAATTTTTTCCATCATAAGTACACAGACTCCCTTGATCCTGAAAGCGATTATGAACTGGTATTTATCCCCTGGTACTGGCAACCAGAATACAGCCGCCCGGTTGATTATAACTTCCGCATTGACCCCGATGAAGAAAAGCCGCTGGTTGATCTGTTTGGCTTAACAAAAGAACAGCTCAATTGGCGACGCCACAAGATACGTGAACTGCATACAACCGGTGTGGATGGTGCAATAAAGTTCAAGCAGGAATATCCCAATAGCGCAGAAGAAGCGTTTATTGCTACGTCATACGAATGTTACCTGGATGTTAATCTCATCAAGAAGGCCATGGGGCATAAGGAATATGTCGAGGCATATGGGCCACTCATCCTTGGCGTTGACCCGTCTGGTGTGGGCAATGACAAGACAGCGTTCTGCCTGAGACAGGGTCGTTTCGTGCATAAGATATGGGAGATTAACACCAAGGATGAGATGGAAGTAGTGGGGCTGGTGGTACGTGAATTGCGTGAGCGTCCAATAGACCATTGTTTTGTTGACGTTATCGGTATCGGTGCTGGCATAGTATCACGCCTAAATGAGATAGGCTACGGCGATACAGTCAAGCGAGTGAATAGTGCTGAAAATGCGTTAAACCGTGAACTGTATATGAATCTTAGAGCTGAGATGTGGGCAAAGTGCAAGGAGTGGCTGGAAGATGACCCGGCGGTATTGCCTGACAATCCCAGATTGCTCAATCAATTAGTAAGTGTTGGTTATGGCAATGACTCTAAAAGTAGGCTCAAGATCGAATCTAAACCGGATATCAAAAAGGATGGGAGGCCGTCACCTGATTTAGCAGATGCATTGATGTATACGTTTGCTCGGCCGGTTAATATCAACTCCAATAGGGCGATACAATATCCTAAGAAGATGGGAATTTGTTAAATAACCTTGTACCAATCAGACGATGTATCCGCATTGTTCTCACAAATGTATCCGGCCGCCCTAAACAATCTCTTGGACGTTCGATTATCGTGTGATATCTCGGCTGTTAAACTCTTTACTCTCATTGCCTCCTCTATCAGAAAACGCTCACCAAGTAACAAACACTGTAATCCCAAACCTAAGCCATGAAAACCCGGAACCATATATATAGAAACCACCCGGCTCAATATTGTACCATCAAAGCGCAGAACACAGCAAGGCTTGCCATTAAATGAGGCGAGTAACATGAGGTTATCTTTTCTTTTCAGATAAGCCATAAACCAGTTCTTATGATCTTCATAACAAAATTCACCACCGGTGAAAGACCCCTCACTATTGATAGGATCGGTTCGCCATTTAAAGATATCTTGGCAGTCGATTAATGTCGCCTTTCTAATCTCAAGTATCATGAATCAATTAACCTCTAAATTAAAACTAATATCATAATCATGTAAAAGCACATCAACAACAAGCCCATCGCCAATTGTTATTTCGCACATGACATTACACATTTCATCCGAATACGGCCTGTTAATGCTTATGTTCGTTACGGTCGGGTTTAACTCAGCATGATTAAATTTCTTATCTTTAGATAATTCGTCCAATGCAGCCTTTTCTATGTCAGCTATTATCTTACTACTCAGGAGTATGGCGCCGTCAAGCTTAGCATAGCCAGAAGTTGAATCACTAACGCCTTTAGTCTTTACTGTTAAACTTTGAATCATATCTACACCACAAAGAAGTTAAGAAAACGCTGCACATCACGATTATACTCATCAGGTACACGTGTTGTCATATACTGGCTACCTACTTCTGCGTTGTTCCAGTGGTATACGCCGGTGATTAGGCCAAACAGGTAACGGTAGTCTATTTCTATTAGGGAATAGTTGGTCTCGTAATCCCCCACGCGATTCTGAAGGTAGAAAGCTGCGCGCCTGTTCCGATCGGACACATCCGGCTCGTTCAGACGCATGCAGAAATAATAATCGCTTTTCAATTTAATTATTATTCTATAATCGTCTCCCTTATACTCTGCCTTACTCACTGCATTATCATAAGCCTTACTCAATAATCTATGCCAAGGCACTTTGTCAGCATCCAAATACTTAAAGTCCTCCATATATGACATAGGCTCGGTTATCCAAGACGCATAGCCATACATCTTTTCGGTGTCGTATGGCTCCATTCTAGCTTTAGTAGGCTTGAACGTCTTAGTATCCATACTTCCACCCTCTTCCAAGACAACGGCCTTATTATCAAAGAACACCACTTCCGTAGCATCAGCAACGCCACGATATCTGTTCAGATGCGACAACTTACCACCTAGTACATACTGCCCGGCAAATGGTATGTTAATCTTGGCATCCAATGCCCCGGCCATTTTCTTGTAACGGTCAAAGAACAGCTGCTTTTTCTCCTCGGCCTTTGTCTTCAATATCTCACGGTCACGGTAATATGTCTGTGGGTATGGACCCGCACCTGTGTAGCCTAGTAGTGCTATGTCAGGTGATTGACCGCCATTAAAATGAATCAACTGATCTATTTGCTCTTGATTGAACTGGTTATCATTCATATTAACAACGCCATGCCAATGATAATCACAATCCTCCTTCTGACTTTCTTCATAAGAATCTGGTGGATTATAATAACCAACATATAAAGCTGTATCTATATCTGATATACTTTCGGTGCTATTCTTAACTATACCTATAAAGTTTGAGCCATCCGTCCTTCCCCTAAAGGCGATAATATCCGATTTATCTTCTCGTGTACAATGGGTAGAACCTTGTCTTTTGCCTATACGCGAACCATCTTCTATGAGATTTTCTAATGTCTTGTATTCAATACCATCAGCATCCATCTTCTTATCAAGGAATACACCCTCCGCTATCAACACGATAGTATCAGGATAAACCTTCAAATACTCCTTGATAAACCTAGGGTCATAATGGTCTGGATGTATGTGTGATATATATATGATATCATGCTTACCGATCAGCTCTATCGGATTCTCTACCTTGGGATACTGATACCAGGCACCGTCATAAATACCATCAGTAAACCATGGGTCACATAGTATTGACACGTCCGGTGTGGTTATGGCTACGCATGCGCTGTAGTAGTAGGTTACTTTA